TGATGAAGAAGAAGTAAGTCAATTTATTGAAAAAGCCGGTATTGATAGAAGAAGAATTATTAATTCAATTACCCAAGGAGCTTCCATTAGAGGTACAAAAGCCTTCTACATCTTTAAAGATTCTGCACTACTTGCTTTTAACTTCCCAAGGGTTTTATCTGAGAATATTGATTTGTATTCTGACATTTTTATTTGTTTTATATAAATAGTAGTTTATTTTGTTGGCTTGTAATCGCGTATCGACCCTCTCACAAATCCTCCTTTATCTTCAATAATTTGTCTCACTTGTTCTTCAGTGTACTTATCTGAAAGAGGAGTACGGGCGAAAGTTAGTGAGCCTTCTACCTGTAGGTTATTAGGTATTGAGCTTATTTTGCTATCATCTAGAAAAAGGCTTCCGTTTACTTTTAAATTATCAGGTAGAAATGTTATCTTGGTTCTATCTAAATAAAGACCTGTAAACTCTCCTGCTCCTACCTCTAAATTATCAGGTAGTGAAGTTATTGATGATTTTGATAAAAATAAGCTTCCTTTTACTTTTAGATTATTAGGTAACGATGTTAACTTATTGCGCTCTAAATTTAGATTTCCTGATATTACTAGCTCTTCTTGTGATAGGCTTTCTGGTGCATGTATAAGTTTAGCCTTAATAGGAACTCTTCTATCTGCCTTATCTTCTAAAAATTTAAAAAAATTAAATACGTTTGCCATTACTCTATTCTATTTTTACTCCTAGTTTAACAAATCCTCCTCTATCTACTATCATTTTAGTAATTTGCTCTTCTGTGTATTTTTGTCTTAATGGAGATTGTTTTATTGTAAAGTGTCCTCCTACTTTTAGTCCGTTTGGTATATCATCTACTTCAGTTCGTTCTAATAAAAGTGCACCTCCTACGTGTAAGTTATCAGGTAATACTCTTAACGGTACATTCTGGATTAGGAGCCCTGACTGTGTTTTAAAGTTGTTAGGTATTGTTTGTAATGGAGTGTTTATTATAGCTATTCCTCCTGATACTTTTAGTGTGTCAGGTAGTTCTGTTATCTTAGTATTACTTATTATTAGTTCGCCATTTACTGTTAGGTTTTCTGGAAGAGCTTCAAGTGGTGTGTCTATTATGTATAGTAGATCAGGTACTGTTAAGTTATTTAGAAGAGATTTTAATTGTGTGTTTGATATTATTAAGTGTTTTGGTAAGTCTATGTGATCTGTTCCTAAGGTTTCCGGAGCATAACGTATTTTAGCTATAACTGGTAGTTCTTTACCTGCCTTATCTTCTAAAAATTTAAAAAAGTTATATACGTTTGCCATATCCTTATTCTGTATAATATAAATAGGAATTTAATCTCTAAAATCCTGGTATACTTTTAGTATAGGAGATACAATTTCGTGTCTATGATTTGCTTTTAATGCAAAGACTCTAAATCCCTGTACTTGTTCTTCAATACGAGTTAAGAAAGAGAATCCAGTTTCTTTTTTTACCTTAAGATCAATTTGTGCTAAATCCCCGCAAATTACCATTTTAGAATTCTTACCCAATCTACCTAATACAGTTTCCATTTGATCATGAGTAACATTCTGTGCTTCATCTACTATTACAAAAGCATCTACAAATGTCCTTCCTCTCATAAAAGCAAATGGTACAATTTCTATATTCCCGTATTCTAATTCTTTATCTACTTTTTCTTTACCATATAGCATGTATAAGTTATGATATATTGGTGCTAACCAAGGATCCATTTTTTCTTTAAGATCGCCTGGTAAAAATCCTAATTCTTCTTTAGCCACGGTAGGTCTTGTTATTACAATCTTTTCTACTTCTTTGCTGAAAAGCATATCAAGAGCTGCTTGTACTGCTACTAAAGTTTTTCCTGAACCTGCCATTCCCTTAAGAACGACTACTGGATTTTCTACAATAAGGGCTTTTGCTTGTTTTTGTTCTTCATTAAGTTGGAGTTGGAACTTAATTGGATTCTTCGGTCTTCTCTTTTCTTTGAAAACCTGGTCGGTGTGGTGGTTTGAAGCCATATTTTTATAACGTTATCGTTTACTATAAATATACGAAAAACTATTATAAAAAAAAAGAGGACCGAAGTCCTCTTAATTATTTGCATGCTTTTTAGATTATACAGTAGCAACGTCAGAAACGAAGATTTTACCGTAGAATTCTGGTCTTATCATTTTCTTAGCATAACGCGTCATAATCCCTTTTCTCGGAGTAAATGTCGCTGGATCGTATACTAGTGGTGTCATCATTAATGGAATGTATGGAGCGTAAACCGCACCTGTTTCCAAGAATTGAGATCCTCTATAACCCATTAAGATTACGTTTTCAGTCATGTAAGGGTTTTTGTAAACTCTAAATCTTGAGTTTAATTGTCCAACTTTTTGAACTCCCATTGCAAAATCCATTTTGTCACCGTTTGTATCTGCTGCATATCCAGGAATTGATTCTAAGATTGTAGCTACAGAAGGAGAACATACTAAGAAGTTAGCTCCACCTCTTAAAGTTTTTTGGTGAATTTTGTTAGATACTTTTTGGATTTTAGTTCCGATAGTTTGGAACCATTGTCCTTGAGTATTGTAGAATGCTGAAGCAGCTGCTCCTGTAGACCAAGCTGTTCCTGTCCATACTTTGTTGTTAACTGCTGACCATCTTTCAGTTGTAGCTGCATCTTGAATCAACATATCGATTAATTCTAAGTCAATCTCCATAGAGATGTACTCTGATAATAATGATGTTAATTCTGCTTCAGCATCGATTGAGTGGTAAGCGTTAAGATCTTGTGCGAACTCTGGAGTCCATTGTGCTTTTAACTTTCTTGTTTTAGCAACGATAGCTTCAGAAGCAAGTGTTACGTTGATTTCAGGAATTTTAATAGTTCCGTTAGCTGGGTTAGTAGCACCATCTTCAAAGTCACCTCTTGTTTGGTCAGTAGGTTGACGGTGATAGAATAATGTATTAGTTGCAATAGCTGCTGTAGATGCACCTAATGCTCCACCTGCAGTAGCAAGTTTTGCTACGAAGTTAATATAGACACCACCTACAGAAGCAGATACTAATGTAAATTCTGGGTTACTAACGATGTCTGTAGCAGTAGATCCTGATAGAAACTTAAATGCTCTAACTCCTTCTAAGTCTGCTCCTAAAGATCCTGTTGGTACAGAGATAACTCTAAAATCAGATGGGTTAACACTGTCTTGAAATGCTATAGAAGCAGAAGTTGCAGCTAAGTTTAGTGTATTAGCAACGTTTGCTGAAGATGCAGAGTTAATTGAGTAACCAAATCTACCTGCTCCGTATAAACCTCCTGATACTTCTTCGTCAATTCCGATTTTATCGTTAGCTGTAGATACGTTACCGTACATGTTAGCTCCATCTGCAAATCCTGTAGTGTTTGTACCATACTTAAAGTCTAAGTAGAAAATAAGACCTGATGGTAAGTTCATTGGTTGTACAGATAAGAAATCCTTAGCTGAAATTTGAGCGAATACTTTACGTACTAATGGTAAAGCTACTCCAGCCCATTGCTCAGCACCTGTTGAAGAAGTTCCGATTGCACCGTTACCTGTTTGGCCTCAGATACGATTTGTTTTGCTTGATTCTCAAGAATCATAGCCATGTTGTTTTTGTCGTTTACGTTAGAGATCCCCTCTAGTAAACCAGATTTAGCCCATTTTCCTGATAAACGCATAGCATCTGCTTGTAGCGTTTTATAGTTCCCTGAACCTTCTAATAATTGATTTAATTCCATTTTTGGTTAAATAATTTTTGTTTTTGTTAATTAAAATTCTCTTTGTTTGATACCTGCTAGAATTTGCATTCTATTTACTGCTTCTGAAACTTCGTTAATAACTTGCTTCTGAGTTGAACCTGCTGGTTTAGATGCAAATGATTTATGCTCTTTAATAGCTGGTCTTGCAGGTTGATTTGCTACAACATTTTTAGAAACTGTTTCGAAAACTAATTTTACTTCTCTTACTGTTTCTGCTTTGTCGAAAGCTGCTACAACATTTACTTTTTGACCTTCTGTAAGGTTATTTGCTTTGAAAACTTTATTTACGTAAAGTAACTTAGCGTTTAAAAGATTAACTTCTTGAAGTTGGCTTCTTAATACTCTTACTGTTCTTAAAGCTTCGTTCAATTCAGCAGATTCTTCAAAGCTTCCCATTTCTTTTGTACCTGCAGATTTACCTCCGTAAAGGAATTGAGAAATTGCTTCAAAAGATTTTCCAGTTTTTGCAGCCATTGACTTGATTGCATTAGCTATCTGAGTGTCAATCTCTTTACCGGTATCCTTATGAGAAGTTCCTCGATCTGTTGGTGCAGACGTATACTCATTTACTCCTTCCTCAAATTCAGCTGGCGTCGCTTTTTTACCACCAAAAAGGAATTGAGAAATTGCATCATATGATTTTCCTGTTTTATCAGCAACAGTTTTAATTGCAGCTGCAATAGCATCTGCACCTGCTGCTGCTGAGTCAGATGGTTCTTTCATGGTACTGCTTCCGTACTCTTCCATTTTATCTTCGTGACTTCCTTCTTCTAATTCTCTTAGTAACTCGTTGATGTCGATTTCTTCATCTTCAGTACCTGTCATATCACCTGCTTCTGAATCATCTCCTGTTTCATCTTCTGCACCTGTTTCTTGTGCTACGATGTCTCTGATTAGATCTTTTAGTTCTTCGACTGACATGTCTTCGATTTTGATGTCTTCTTCTTCACCTTCGTCTTCAGTTGGCTCTTCTTCGTCTTCTTCAGGAGCTTCTTCTTCTTCTTCCTCTCTAAGAACATTTCCATGTCTTCTTGGATTTTCAGAGTAGCTTTCTGTTTCTGCACCGTTAATAGTTTCTTCTGATATCTCTTCTTCCATTTCGTCATTTTCCATTTCTTGTAGCTTTTGAGCTAACATTTCTTTTAAATGTGGAGTAAGAGATTCTTCTAAAGCTTCTTTAGCGTTGGCGATTGCAGCCTCACGAATAGTTTTTGCTTCAGCAATTGCTTGCTTTAATAAATCTTTGTTTGTTGACATTTCGTTTTGATTTTTGTCGTACGCTTATTGTAGTAGTTGGAAGCGTAATAATATTTTTACTTTGTAGTAGATGCCATATATATCATGACATATTCAGTAATAAATATATCGTATTTTCCGAAACATAAAAAAACCCACCTTTATGGGGTGGGCTGTGTTTATTTTATTCTCTATCCATTCCTGTATCTTCTGCGTATCTTTGCATTTCTTGTGACAGGAACTCTATTAAATCTATAGCTGGAAATTCTTCTCCTGTTAGGATTAAATCTGAATGTATTTCATCAAAAGCTTCTAGGAAGTCTTTTAACAATCCTCTGTGTATCATTCCATCTATTCTCTGTAATCCGCCTGAGGTTATTTCTCTTACTTCTTTATTTTCTCCTAAATATTTTGCTTGCCATTGGTGTATATCAAAATCTCTTTTCATTATGCTCTTAGTATATTATTGATTATAGAATCAAGTTTATCATATTTTCCTACTACTTTTTTTCCTTCATTTAAAGAAATTGGATTCATAAATGCTCCTTGTGTAGAAGGATTAGAAACAAAATCCCAGCATACTAATTCAAAATCCGGTTGAACCATTAAAGTTCCTTCGTTTGTTTGCTGTACTGATCCTGTTCCA